ACCAATTCGTTAGCGATAACGGTTGGCATAACACGACGGATAACTGGTAGAATCACACGGTTTAGTGTAGCGATGTTACCAGATGCTGTTGAACCAGCACTTGCATTTTCTTTCAAATACTTGCGAGTGTTTTCTAAAACAACACTCATCGAATTGCGACGATTACCTTTTAAACCTTCAAGCAGGGCTTCTTTAGTTTCGTCCCAACGTCCTTCTAATAGTTCTTGTGACATTTAAGTCTCCTATATTACTTTTTTATAGCCCTGCTAAACGCTTGATTGCAATCACGTTACTGCGATCTTCATCTTGGCGAGGGGCAGATTTATCACCAGTTACTTCAGACACTGATTCTGTGATCACTTTAGTGGCTTTCGCAGAACGGTCATCTAACACCGCTGGTAGATACTTTTCAAAAGCCGATTTCAAACGGGGTGTTTGTACGCTTTCGAGCAAACTTCTCATAACTTCTTGCTTTTCCTTGTTTAAGGGAGAAATCAACATTTCCAGTGTGCTGTTACGCTCATTGGATTCTTTAATTATGCGAATTTCGCGTTCTTTAGATTCAACTAATACTCTGGCTTTTTCCATTGTTTTAATTGACTCTTTTAATTTTGCATCTTTGTCTTTAATCAGATTATGCAACTGTTTAAGTTCGGCCTTCTCATTTAAATGAGTGGCGCCAAACTCGGCTGCATACGCTTCAAAAATTCTACGACCAAAATTATTTTCTCTTGCAATCTTGATGTCCTCATGTAATTGTGAGAGCTCAGATTTAAGATGTCTTGTTACAGCAGTAGTAAGTTTTCCAGCACTTTCTTTAACGAATCGTGCTTTTAGACCTTCCAACTTGCCTCGTGCCTCTTTAACTAAACGTACTTTGGTTTCAACGACATCGCGTTTATCCTTAGCAAATTCAGCAATTTCACGAGCCAGTGCTTCAACAACAAATGATTCAAGTTTTTCTAGACCTTGTGCATGTGTTTTACGATCAGATCGTAACTCACCAATTTCTTCAGCTAATTTTTTTACCATAAAATCGTTAAATTTCACGGCACTTTCTTTTAGTTTCTGTTGCTGTTTTACACGGTCTTCAACTAGTGCTGACTTTTCAGCCTGCACACGTTGGATTTCAGAACTTAAACTTTCTGACACCATTTTATCTAGAGCTTCCACCATCACAGATTTATCGTGCTCGTAACGTTGAGCAAACTCTTCACGCAATTCAGCGCGAACATGCTCACGAGCCTCGTTTAACTTAGCTTCCCAAGCCTCAGAAATCGCAGTGCGAGTTTCATCGTTGATCAGGTCACTTTCTAGTAATGGTTTAATAGCATCTAACATGCCTATTTCTCCTAGTTATACCTTAAGATCTCTAATGAGTTTTGTTACTTCACTCTTTAGATATCTTTGTACTTTGTTGTCTTCGCCAGCGTCTTTTGCTATTTCTAAAATTCTATGTCCGTGCTTCATGTTAAGAAGACCTTCATATATAGCTCTAGGATAAGCATTAGGTGCGCTAGGTTGAGCAACCACATCGACAGTGACGATTTCAAAGTCACTAACGTGTCCGTTTGCGTCGTTGACATTACCGCTGCCACGACTTGAAACTCCTAATTTCACACCTGAATCCAGCATAGTCTTAACTAACTGTCCCATTGGTGTTGGTAAAATTTTTAACTTTCCATACCCGCAGTGTCCATCCATCCACATTTTTTCAATCATGTGACTTACACGATCTAGATTAATCTTTAAATCTTCTGGATGATCAACTTCACCGAGTACGCTATAGCCTTCAACAATTTGCTTGGTAACTGTGTCAACTGCTTTGGCAATTTCAGGAACAGGATAAATTCTGCCATTGGCATTCTTTAATCCGCCTTCAATGCAGATACCTTGCATGTAGAGATTCTTACCTTTGCCGTCGGGGGAATCTTCCGTTAGAAGTTCCATTTTAGCCTGGCTAAAGGTAAGATGTTCTCTTAGATACAGAGCCATTTAAGATTATCCGCGTGGAACAGGGCTACGGTCGTTTACACCGGCTGCTTGCTGTGTTGTAACTGGTTTTGGTGCCGCGCTAGGCTTTTGTGTGCCTTGTGCTGGGGTGTTACCAACTTTACCAATTAAATCTTTTGTAGCGTTTTTATAAGCACCCGAATCATGGTGACCACCTTCGTTAGCGCCAGTGTGTACTGGTTTTGCTACTGCGCCACGAGCACCTGAGTTAGCTGCCACTGTAGACTTTTTGTTAACTCCGCCTTCTTCAGAAGTAACTGGCTTTGGTGCGGCTTTTAAAGTCACATTTTCTGCCATCATTTCTTCGTCGCCCATTGGGAATTCTGCTTCGGTGTCATCAACTTCAATTGCGTCGCCGCCAGCTTCGTCGCCAACATCGTCGCCGTGATCTTCGCCAGCTTCGTCGCCCATCATGGCTTCAAATTCAGCCATTAGTTCGTCTAGCTTGTCTTCGAGGTCAACAACGCGATCTTCTAAGTCGCCTTCGCCTTCAATATCATGTGTTAAGTCATTGCCGGCTTCTTCTGCTTCGTCGTCAAATTCGGCATCATCTTCCATGGCCATGCCTTCTTCTTCGGCTTCGATATCATCGATTAAATCATCTGATGCGTCGCCTGTGGTAGGAACACCGTCCATACCTTCTTCAAGATCTTCTTCTTCAAGATCTTCCTCTTCAACTGATTCCTCAAGATCTTCATCTTGATTCATTAAATCTTCATAAATTGTGCGGCTTTTTTCCACAACAATTTGATGGAAAAGCTCTCGAGCTTTTGCTTCTTCGTCATTAATGACGTATTCAATTAACTGTTCAAATTTGTTCATGAGTTCCTCCGAGATAATGGCTCTTGTATTCTATTTACACAAGAACAATAATATTAGTGTATTTGAAGCTGAAAATTAATAAAAATGTAACTTGATGCTACATTTTTTAATTAAATTGCTGGTTGGGGAGGAGGTGAGTACTGTTTTTTAATCAAGTTTAATTTTTCTTTGTACTCGTATGTTCGCACATCGTTCATCATGCGAAGTTTATTAATTTGACGCAAAGTTAGGCGAGTTTTTCTTAGTTCACCTAACTTGGGTTGAGAGTTATCATTAGACAAGTCCTGATAAGCTTCTGGTTCTCTACTGTATATTTCGTTGAGTATCATAATAATATTTATCAACTCATTGAAGTTGGGCCACCCGAACCACCGCCTGCTGCCGCGGGATTTACAGGTACTGCACCGCCAATTGGAGGTGCACCAGGGGCACCGGCTGGAGCGCCTATTTCTCCGCCTGGGCCTAAATTAGCCATTTCGTCACCGGTTTGTATGTCTGACTCCATACCAGCTGGCGTTACTCCAATGCTACGCAAGTCTTGTCCTTGTGTAGTTTGTAAGTCAGGATCATCGCGTTCTTCACGCCACATTTGTTCGTTTTCAACAATCTCTTCTTCGGTTAATCCTAGGAATCGTTTTAACATAAAACGTTTGCTCATATATGGCAACTGTTCTAGTCCTTGGAAGGCAGTAATACGGGTATTATCTAATTCACTTTGTCTGTAGCTGGCAAAGTTTTGTGGTGGGTTAAAGTTTAACGAAAAAATACCACTGTCAATATTAAACCCGCGCCAGCGTAAGAACATTTTAAATTCGTCATCTAACTTTTGAACAATCAATCTTTGCAAACGTTCGCAGTATTGATTAAATCGATATTCTTGTATCAACGCTGTACCTACACGCCCGTCACTCATTGCACGATCGCTATCATCGGGTCCAGTGGGCAAATAGCTACTTGGTACACGTAAACCACGAGCCATTTTGTTGTTAAAATACTTTAAGTCGTCAATTTCGCCCAAGTTCATACCGCCGGGTAGCACATCAACAGAGCTGCCGCGACCTTCATGGCCTTGTGGGAAAAAGTAATCTTCGCCAATGCTTAATGGGTTATAGGCCGCATCCATCATGTTATTACCGCCACCGGTCTGTGTGGGAATTCTGCGTTGATGCATTTCATTTTTTACACGCTCAACGAATGCCATAGCCATGTGACTTGGCATATTTCCTACGTCAATTTTGAAAACCCTACGCTCAGGAGCACGTTGTACACGATAGATCAGCACTGAATCTTCCAACAATTCTTTCTGTTTAAACACTCTGAAAATGTTTTCTAATATACTTTGTCCAAATGGCCAGAAGAAATCTAAACCTTCATTTAAACTTAAATGTATTACATGTCGTGCGTCAATACAGACTTCGTTCATTGCGCGAGTAAATCGGCTATTGCCTACTCCGCCGCCGGTTCCGCCGTTGGGCTGAGTATAATTTTTTGCACCGCCAACACTGCCTGTAGTTGGATTTACCATAAAATCCTGTGTTGTTTTAGGTGCTATACTTAAATTTTCAAAGTTAGGATTAATGTCCCGAATAACATACTGTTCTGGGCGTTTTCCTTCGCTTTCGTTGACAATAATTCGTGCTACTTTGGTCATGTCAACCCAGAACATTTCAAATGTTTGTGGGTCTCTAATGAATACTTGATCACCATATTTGATGGTATTTCTAAACAATTTAAAAATACGTTGATCTAATTTATTAAGTTTAACCCATTGTTTAAGTTGTTTTTTAATAATATCAACTTCGTGGTCAGTGGGTTTGTCACTGAAATCAATCTCAAATGGTGTTTCGTTTTGTTCGTTAACCTGTGTTGAAAACTCAGCTATAATGTCCAAACATGCATTAATTTCGCTGTCGCAGTCCATGTTTTCGTATTGATTATATCGTTCAATACGATTTGGATGTCCAGAATATACTTCAGGTAGTCTACTTGCATAGTTCCTAAAAGCAAATTCCCCGTACGATCCGCCGTAACCATCGTTACGGCCATACCCAGGGAGACCTTGCGAATCTCTGCCAGATATTGGGCTCATTTGCCCGCTAGTGTTTGCCACTTTAAAATATTTGCGCCATGCCATAAAGTTATTTATTGTTAATTTTGCGAGACTTGCAGTATTCTAGAACTAATATTATTAGTTGTAGAGGTGTTTCTATCAATACTCTGTAGTGTGGCTACAATTACTGGATCCAAACTTTCAGTCGGAGTTCGCATTGATTCTTTGATTTGACTCATGAGAGACTCAAGCATTTTTATATTTTGTTGTTGCAATTCTGTCATTGCCTTTTCAATTGGCTGAGTATCAAACTCTGAAATCTCAATATTGTTTCTTAGAGCCGCAAAATCAAGTTTTTCCATAGACTTAGTCATGTAAGAGTCTAATTGAGTGGCTGTTTCAGCATTGCGACTAGTGTCGTTGTCTAATTTTTTGTTTATATCTTTAAGGTATGAGTCCAATAGGCTCGTTGGACCTGTGTTGTCATTGGCTAGTTTTTTGTTTATATCTTTAAGGTATGAGTCAAATTGAGTAGCCGTGTCGGCATTGCGACTAGTGTCATTGACTAATTTTTTATCTATAGCAGAAAGATACGAGTCTAATAGACTTGTTGGATCTGTGTTTTTGTCATTGACTAATTTTTTATCTATAGCAGAAAGATACGAGTCAAATTGAGTAGCCGTGTCGGCATTGCGACTAGTGTCATTGACTAATTTTTTATCTATAGCAGAAAGATACGAGTCAAATTGAATAACTGTGTCGTTTTTGTCATTGGCTAGTTTTTTGTTTATAGTAGAAAGATACGAGTCTAATAGGCTTGTAGGATCAGTGTTATTTTTATCATTGACTAATTTTTTATCTATAGCAGAAAGATACGAGTCTAATAGGCTTGTTGGAGTGTCGTCACTGCTGTTATCGTTAAGTAGTTTTTTGTTTAATATAGAAAAATTAGTATTAAGTTGTGTTAAACTTTTTATTAGTCCTTCAAATGTGCGAGTGCTAAACTCTACAGGAATTTTTCTACCGCCGGGTAACGGCACTACTGCTTCTGGACCAGCTTCACCAGCTAGGCTTGGTCCAGCAGTAATACCACCTTTTGCTAGTTCTGCATGAATGTGCCCACCACGAGTAAATTGATTTCTGTCAGCAAAGTATTCGTCTTTAACTGATGCAAACCCTAGCCCTTGCACCATTTGCTTAACAATGGCTGCTTCTCTTGAGTCTGCGGGTGCAGGATCTAGTGTAAAATCAAGAGCCTGTCCTAGTGTATGCTTACTGCCCGGCATATTCTTTTGATGGTACAAATCGTTTAGTGCAGTAAACGTTGCAGTTGGATATACTTCTTGAATTTTTTGTGCCAAACTTAATAGTTTAGGATCAACTGCGCCGCCTGCAACTGATTCTCTACTTTTTAAGTTTAAACTAGCAAAAGGATCTGCTGACGCATTTGCACCTGACTGGTTCGGAGCAGGTGCAACAGGGCCGGCATTTCTCTGTGCTCCTGGCTGTGCTGATCCGCCGGAACCTGCTTTGCCACCAGATGTAGCTTGATCTAATGATTTTTTAAGTTTTTCAATCGATTTAGTAGTCGATATAATTTCCCGATTCAATGCATCAATATTAGCCTGAGACCCTTTGCCAGTAGTTAAACGATCTTGTTCTGCTTTTAATTCGTCTTGCAGTATTTTTAATCTTTGTTCTTCTTTTGGTATTTGCTCTCGTATCAACGCACCACGTTTTATTTGTTCTGCAATAACACGAGGATCTTCTTGCTCGCCATTTTTCAATGGTTTATCTTGCGGTACAGGAGTGGGTTGTACAGGTTCGGGCGCACGGGTGGGATCTATATTAAACAAGTCCTTGAGTATGCGCTCAGTAATTGTAGTCGGTTGTGGAGGTAATGCTTTGTTTCTAGCAATTGCGGCATCGGCGGCTTCTTTCCCACCAAATTGTTTTTCAAGATTGAGAACTTTAATCTGTTGTTTTAACCTATCCTGCTCGGTAGAAGCAGACGCCATTGCCTTTCTTGATTTTTCAAGTTCGTCGGCTGCTTCTCGACGATAAAACTCGGCCATCTTTTTAAGTTGTTCATCATTAACATTTGCAGTTGGCATTCCTGCTTTAATTGCAAAATCCTCTGCTTTAAAGTCAAAACTGTCTTTGAGTACTTTTGCCCCAGAGGCATCAATTTTTACGTTAGATTGGTTTGTTGCTCCGCCTACTGCGGCCCCGGGTACATGTAACGGTGCCCCGGTCATCGACGTTGCCGGTTTTTGTGCTTCTTGTAATTTTTTAGTTTGTCGCCCAGGCAAGTTTGGCATTTCAATGCCAGCAATCTCGGCCATCTTTTCAATAGCCGCAAACAACGCATCGGCAAATTTGTTTACAGCCTCTACACCATATGGCATCAATGCAAAACTAAATGCTTGTAAATCTTTTTGTACACTTATTAGAGCGTTCTGTGTGTCAACAAATCCTTTTGTTAATGGATCTGTTGAATTCATTAACTTCTGTTGCTCAATGCGTATTTCTTTTTCTACCTGCTCTCTAGTTTTGCCTTCTTTGATTGCACGTTTGTTTATTGCATCTAAATCATAAATGCTGGTGCCCAATGAACTAAATGCTTCGGGCGCAACCTGTAGATATCTATTCCATCCCTGAACTGCTTGAGTACTAGCATCAAAGACTTTGCCCATTTCTGTGGTAGCATTGCTACCATTCTTGATATTTTGCAGTGCTTCGCCAAGCACATTGCCCATTAAAATTTGAGCATCTTGTGCAGCCTGTGTTAGCGGAATTCCACTAAGTGTGCCACGTGCGGCTTCGGCCAAGGGCGGTGGCAGCGAATTAATGAATAACTGCAACTGTTTTGCGGCCTTTTCTTGGCCATTGGCTTCCATTTCAGCCATAGTAGCTCTAAATGCTACGTTGGCTAAACTTTTCTTTTGTTCATCTTCTTGTGCTTTAGCAGCCTGACCGGTTAAGCGTGTTAGCACATCTTGTTCACGGATATAAGCAATTGCGCTTTCAGTTAACTGTTTGTTTGTTTTAGTCTGTGCAAAACCATAACGACTCTGTGCGGCAATATAATTTGCTGAACTTTCAGCAACATTATCAATGGTCATGCCCAACTTCTGGAATTGATCACCTTGTGTTGTGGTAATATTTCCAAAAATTTCAGCTAGATCATCGCCACCTTTTCCTAGATTGCCACGGAATGCTGTTAAAGCAAAGTTATTTGCAATAACGCTTTTAGTAAATGTCGGTAAACTAACTAGTCCAAGTTTATTAAATCTGTCTTGTAGTCCACTAACACCAGCAGATGTATTGGCTGCAACTGATCCTAGTTCTTGATAAGACTTTGCCACAGAATCCATCTGTGTCATCATGAACTTGGCGCTTTCACCGACTGCTCTGATGCTACCAGCTAAGACGCCGCCAGCAACTGGAATACCTTCAAGTGCTTTAGCAATTCCTTCGGACAAGCGTCCTAGCATGCTGTTAAACTGCTCAAAATTAGTACTACCTTGTGCCAGTCCTCGAGTAAATGATCCAATCTCTTGAGCTGTGGCGCCGGATGCTTTGCCTAGACTTTGTACCCCTTTACTGGCACTATTTGTAGCTTCACTAAACTTCTTCATTGTATCAGTCGTGACTGATCCCGTTGTGCGCATTTCATCGAGCATTTGCTCGGTTAGTCTTCGAATTTCTGTTTCATCCATAATCGTTGCAGATAAGTATTAGCCTAGTTACTGTTATTTACCGAGAAAAAATATATGACAAATCCATTAAAAAACTTTTTTAGACAACCTGCAATTTTTGTTAAATTGCCCAGCGGCGGCCAATTTTATCCTGCAGGTGCGTTAGATATGCCACCAAATCAAGAGATTCCAGTTTACCCAATGACTGCCATTGACGAGATAACATATCGTACACCAGATGCATTATTTAACGGATCAGCAATTGCATCGGTTATCAGAAGCTGTGTTCCAAATATCAAGGACCCATGGGCTATGCCCAGCGTTGACATTGACACACTGTTAGTGGCTATTCGGATTGCCAGCAACGGACATAAAATGGGCATTAGTACTGCTTGTCCATCGTGCAGTCACGAAGATGAGTTTGATATTGACCTTAGATCAATATTGGAAAAATTAAAAGTAGCAGACTACAGCAAAACTGTAAAATCTGGTGATCTTGAGATTTTTTTCAAACCCATGAACTACAAAACTGTAAATGACAACAGTCAAGCACAGTTCGAAGAGCAACGAATCTTACAGCAGATTGCAGCCAATGCGTCACAGACCGCGCCCGATTTTAATAGACTAACAGATGCGCTTAGAAAAATTACTGAAATTACAATCGATGCGCTGTCGGCTAGCATTGTTAATATCCGAACACCCGAGTCCATGGTCAACGAGTCTGCACATATATCAGAGTTTTTACACAACTGTGATCGCCGATTGTTTAATCAAATTAGAGACCACGTTGTTAAATCTAAACAAGAGTCCGAGCTAGAGCCGTTGCAACTAAAATGCACTGAATGTAATTTTGAATACAAACAAGCATTTACCTTGGATATGTCAAATTTTTTCGAAGTCGCCTCCTAACTAGAAATATCGCCGACATCACTGCGTTAATTGATGGCATGGAGGCTGAAGTTAAGTCGTTAAAACAAGAAGCACTGCGATTCAGTTGGCACATGCGAGGCGGCTTATCATATGACGATGCACTGATGTTAAGTTCTGACGAGCGAAAAATGATTTCTGATTTAATCAAAGAAAATTTAGAAACTACAAAGAAATCCGGATTGCCATTTTATTAATATGTTGGATTTAGTACAGGTTAAAAAAGATATACTTGAGTGGAGTGAACAGTTTGTTGAAGTTCCACATCCTGCATTTGGCGGATGGCCGCCATGTCCGTATGCTCGCAATGCTAGACTCAAAGGCACAGTTGATATTTTTTTAGGGTCTGATCCATATTATGATTTAAAGAATCGTAGCCGATGGGGCATGGGAAAATACGAAGTAATTATATATGCATACGATCCTGCCGAATGGTCTTATGAGTTGTTTCATCAAAGTCTTGAGGCTGCAAACACCGATTACCTATTATCAAAAGATCTAATAGCATTAGAAGATCACCCCAGCGATAAAGAAATGGTTAATGGAATATGCATGAATCAAGGAACTTATGCACTTGCATTAGTTCAATCACTCAGTGATTTAAACACTCGTGCCAAACAAATAGCCGGTAAAGGCTTTTATCACGGATGGCCAGAAGAATACCTAGAACTGCTATTTAAAAATAGACAAGATCCAAGATAATGTTATCAGTGCATCAACCCTGGGACCCGCTACGTGCATGTGCTGTGGGTAAAAGTTACCCGCCAGAGTTCTACGAGTTTATTAAAAACAGTCGACTTAGAGATCTATTTCAACAGATTGCAAAAGAAACCGAAGAAGATTTTCAAAACATCATCAGAACACTGACATCGTTTGGGGTTGATGTGATAAGACCAAACGTTCCGTCAATGTTAGACGAATCTGTTATCACTTCTCACAAAAGAGTACCGGCACCAATTAGCATGGTACCACGTGATCAGATGATCATGATAGGCGACAAATTCTTTTTCTTTCCCTACACTGATATTACTTTAAAAGCCAGTGGTAGAAATGTTGCGCTATCCTCGTGGTCACCAGAATTATATAAACAATGGCAGGGCAAGGACTGGCCCACAGAGTTTACTGACTACGAAGATTTACCAACTTGGGCACAAGCAGAGTGCAGAGACTTACATGGTTACCAGCATAGATCCGGCGAGTATAAAGATGAAATAATATCTCAGTCGAGTCAAATGAACTGGTGGGAGCCGATAAAATCCTATGTTCGGTCAATGGGTAATACTATAATTGAAAATCAATATTACGATATTTTAAATCGTATACCAGCCAATGGTGTAACTAGAATTGGGCGTGACCTATACTTTGGTTACACTGGCATTGATCCAGACAGTGCATTATTAAAAGAATTTTGCAACAAGTTCCTTTCTGAATATCGGTGCCATTGGGTGCTGACTGAAGGACACATTGACGGATGTTTTAGTCCTGTTAAACCTGGATTGATAGTCAGTATTTTAGATATAAAAAACTATGCTAAAACTTTTCCAAACTGGGAAGTAGTATATTTAGAAAACGAAAGTTGGAGTAAAGTATCTGCATTTTTAAAATTAAAAGAAAAAAACCAAGGGCGTTGGTGGATCAAGGACTACGAGCACGACAATGAACTAATTGACTTTGTTGAAACATGGCTGCGTGATTGGACCGGATATGTTGAGGAAAGTGTATTTGATGTAAACATGCTAACCATTGACGAGCACAATGTCATTGTCAACAGCTACAATAAAACAGTGTTTGATGCATTTAAAAAACACAATATCACAGCACACATTTGTCCCATGCGGCATCGATACTTCTGGGATGGTGGTGTTCATTGTGTTACTTTAGATCTGCACAGACAAGGTACGTTACAAGATTTTTTCCCGGAGAGACACAGATGAGTTATCAATTTGCTAGAATTGAATTGGCAAAAACTTCATATCAACCTACTGTAGATTGGTTTTATATCACTAATCCCGATGTCAATGAACTGCAAGATATCTATCGTACATACTGTATCTACAAACATTTTGCCAGTGTAATGCCATTATTCGACAGTCAATTCACTGAGCCGGGCGTAGATATTATTGGATACCGAGACCAAGGACAGTTAGCGGCGTTTTCAATGATGAAACGCTATGATGAAGAGAATGTCTTAGCGGCACAGTTTGCATGGAACTATAGAAAACCTCGACTACGTCTAGGAATTTCAAGTTTGCAAACAGAGTGCGCTATATATCGTGAACGAGGGTTCAAGTACCTGTACTTGGATCAAGCACACCTGTACAAACAACAAATGGCAGGTTTTGAATTATTAGGACCACTGGAGTAATTATGGATTTATATACAATTTGGGCAGACAAAGAAGGTGACATATCAGACCTGGACTGGGTTAACGGAATGAAAAGTTTTTTTGATCATCTAAAGTCAGAAGGCAAAATGGAGGACTATAGAATCACACGCTGTAAGATGGGGTTCCGCAGTATAGCCGACATGCCTGAATGGATGATTATCATGGAATTCCGAGACATGGCTCAAATGGATGCAGCATTTAAACGAGTAGCGCCACTGAGTGGCGAGCTTGAAGCTAAACACAAGAGCTTTAATCAGTTTGTCAGTGGCACTATACAACATGCCTTGTTTAGAGATTGGCCAGATCAAAATCTATGATAGTGAATGTGCCAGTAAGCATAGGTGAGTTAATTGACAAACTCACTATTCTGGCCATCAAGCATCAGTATGCAAAAAATACACAGAGCCAGAATAATATTAAAAAAGAAGCAGATTATCTACTAGAACAGGTCATGGCTCTGCAACTTCCAGATACAATAACCGAGCTAGGCGAACAACTATACAATGTTAATCTTGAATTATGGCACATAGAAGATAGCAAACGTCAACACGAACGTAGACAAATATTTAATGATGACTTTATTCAATTAGCAAGATCGGTGTATATTAAAAATGATCTACGTGCCAATATTAAAAAACAAATCAATATAATTTGCAATAGTGACATTATTGAAGAGAAGATATATTAAGAACTGCTACGCAGTTCTATGTGTTTCGCTATCGCTCACACATAGTTTTCTTTTAAGTATTATCTAGATTCTTTGGTCACACTTCGCCCGCACAGGGCGAAAAAATGAGCATTATCCGAGTTCGAACAGTCACTTAGCGTTACAACAATTACAGAGGCGGTCGTCCGGTACCTCGAGTTGCGTCTTCATACGACGGCAGTGCATAAACATACGCTAACACATTTATACACCCAGGGTTTTTCTCCCTTCTTTTAGCCTTTTTAAAATCTTTTTCAAATAGCAAAACCAGTTATAGGCATATCTGATCATCGTCCGGTCAAGGATAGTTGCTAAGTGCTTGCTACAGCGGCAAGTCTTCCATCCCTGTGATCCGAGATCCAGGTCTAGGGCACATGAAATTGACCTGTGCGAGTCTTAACTGTTTAATTTGTTTAGTATATGGCTGCCATGAACACGTACTTGTATGTGTCCGTTATAATAATCTGTTGACTCTAATACTCTTCTTGAAAATTGTTCTCTTGCTTCGATATAACTGCATTCGGATTTAGATTTACAATAAAAAAGTATTTCTCTGGTGAAGTTTTCGGTGCCTAGTTTGTTGATATCTGAAGTCAATTCTGGGCTTGACCCATAGTACTCTCTCCAGTCTGAATCGACCTTTGATCGTATCTTTTTCTTCTTTTTTGTGCCGTTCTTTTGCTTAACTGTCTTGTAGGTTGTTTTGCTAAATTTTGCTAATTTTTTGCCTATGTACTTGCGTCCAGATAGATTATTTGTAATTAGATACACAAAGCCTATACAGTCTTCGGGAAGAATTTCTACAGGTTGATTGTTGTATATCCAAGTCACATCATAGTTATCGTCTTAGTGCCTGAAATAAAAAATTTACCATTTGGTGGTGTGATCTGAGTCTAATAGCCGTTCTTTGGTGCATTTGGTTTGACATTCTAAACTGTTAAATTTTAAAAAGTCAGTGGTCCAAAATGCATCATTTAAAATGTCTTGAAATGATCTGTGATTTAAATTAAATTTGCCTTGCCAGTCTTTATTGTGTTCATATCTATTGGCAGTCCAACAGCAAGGATAGAACTCTCCTTGACTGTTTAAGAATATGCCTTTGTTGCCTATCATGCAAATGCCTGAGTATTCACTATTTTTTAAATTTTCTGCACGTTGAAAAAAAACTTTTTTAAGTTCTTCACCGGGTCTAGCTTTGTCTGACAATGCAGTTGATACCCGCTCGTATCTATGACTAGACGAAATTAACTCCGGGTCCGTGGGCTCCAAGGGATCTATATTTCCGTAAGTACTTGGGTATTTACTCCCAAATTTTGTACTTTTTGTTAGCTGAAAAAGATCAAACCCCCATTGTGTTGCCTGCTGTTGCATAGCATCTAAATAAGTTTGATTAAAACTAAATGCAATAGAGGCCCAGACTAAAAATGTAGTTCGGTTATGCCTTCTAAATGTATCAATTGCTTGACAAACACTATTCCAGTCACTGCCAACTCTGTACTTTTGATTGTCAGATCCTAGTCCGTCAATACTAAAATGTACTTCGTCATGTTCGTTTAATATTTCTGCAAGACTTTCCCAAAAGCGACGGCCTTTGTAGCTGCCGTTGGTAATGATTACTAATTGTATATCTGGGTTAACTTCTTTAACCCACGAACAGATTTCTAAAAATTCAGTGCAGTATATTGGGTCACCATCATTGCCACAGAATGTGATTTTTTTAATTTGTGCAATTGTTTTTTGACCAATTTGACTTTGAAAAAAACTTAAACTTAATTGTTGATTTAATAAACTTTCAGAAAGTTCTGCACGTGGGCAACGTGGGCACCGCAGAGCGCATTTACTGCTTGCTTCTATATGCCAGTGATCCCATGCTAAGTTCATGCAGTTTCCGTATCAGTTGTATAGCTAGTAAAACCATTTTCTTTTACAACACGTAAAATATTTTCAACACGACCGACTAGTTCGTCACGGTGGCTAACCAGCCAAATTGACTTGTGTCTTTCACGGCTCATCTTTTTAAGCAGTGCTAAACTGTTTTCAACACCTTGAGTATCCATTCCAGAGTCAATCATTTCATCAACAAATAAAACATTGATTGGATAATATAAACTTTCCCAAACGTCACGGAAAGCCCAGGACATTGACAGAATTAATCTATTACGTTCCCCTCGACTTAGGTTATCAAAGTCCAGTTCGCGACCCAGTTCTTCAATTTGCACACTTAGGTCATTTTGAAACACCACAGTATGCGGCAACCCAATTCTATCCAGATAGTGTGTAAGTCTATTATTAAGATAACTTAAATTTTGTTCTATAATCTTTTTACGAATAAAACTATCTTTGCTAGTTAACAATTTTAACAAGAACTCTTGATGATCCTGTACTTGTGTTAACTCGTTAAGTGTAATATAGTCCACAACCTGTAGAGCCTGGTGTTGCATATCTTCAATTTGCTCACCGTATGGATCTACTTCTGCTGACTTGTCTGCAATTTGTTTTTGTAGATTTTCTAGTGTAGCACGGTGCTGAATAGCATCCTCTTCTTTATAATAGAACATTTTAGGAGGCTTGCCTAACACACCTAATCCGTTGTGCGTGGCTTCCAGTTGCATAAGATCATGTGTGTGCAGTTCGGCGTTGGCATGAGCTATGGCCAGATCTTGTTGTTTACTAGTCAGTACTTCTTCGTGTTTTGAATCATGCAAATCTTGTCCGCAAGCATGACAAGTATGATTTTCCAATGCAGTTACGTCTTTTACTAACTTAGCAATTGTTTTTTCTTCCCGACCTAAATCAAGTTTAATTCGACTAATAGTGCCAGCTAGGTCATTAATATCTTTGCGTTTTTGATCCCAAAGTTTATGGTCCTTGTGCGCTTGTATTTCGATATCAATATCAATTTCTTGTAACGATGTTAGTGCATTGGTAAGATTGTTAATATCTTCTGTGTGTTTGTTAGCCCATAAAGTCTGACGGCGTTTTATGGCTTCAATTTGTTCTTCGATTCGTTTATTAGCTTCTTGTACTGCACGTATCCTAAATTCTTCTTGTTGAATTGCATCTTTGGTTTCGCGATTTAACTCTTTGATTTTATCAGCACGTTCGCTGAGCATAGTAATACCCAACAACTGTTCAATAATAGTTCTTTGATCATTGGCTTTTAAACTTAGGAACGGTTCGGTGTAAGTGTTTAATGCCAGTATATGACGAAACATGTCATGCGACATGCCCAATACTGTTTCAACAGCATCCTGTGTTTCTCGACTATCACCTTGTGCCTCATCGGTGGCTACCTGTGCTTCGTTGTTTACATAGAACTTTAAAACGTTTGGTTTACGACCACGTTCAATTCTGTAGTCTTGTCCGTTAACTGAGAAATCTAAACTCACCAACATGTTTTTTCCATTGGTTTTGTTTACTAGATTATCCTTGCGAATGTTGCTTAATGCTTGACCAAATAACGAGTAGCTCAAAGCATTGATAATAGTAGTCTTACCTGTGCCGTTACGGCTGCCATCACCGCCTAGGTCTAAATTTTCGCCTAACACTAGTGTTAAGTCGTTGCGATCAAAATTAATACCCTGCGTGGCATTGCCCACACTCATGAAATTTTTTACTGTAAGATTTTTAATTTTTATCATAAATTCTGGTAAATGTTCAATAACAATTTGTTATCGTAAAATTCTGACTCAATATTAGTTAACTGATCGATAACAATTTGATCAACACTTTCAAACTTGACCTCGCCTGGCGCCATGTCAGTGTCCACAGCAGAGTTTTTATTTGGAATTAGTGCCATCTCTCTCAACTTATAGTCTTTAATATAAGTTTCTTTGATGAAGTTGGCCTCTTCATATGAAATTTCAATGTCTAATTGTACACGAACATGCATGTCGGGTGCAAGCAATGTGGCAGCATTGTCAATGATATTGCTAAGTCCCAACACACGATATCTAGGTTGCCCGGGCCAAGCATGGTAAACAGGATCCTGTCCCCACTCTAAAATAGTTAATCCGCGATCGTCATCCCCGGCATCTGCATAGTTGTGTGGGAAACAGTTGCCAATATAGGTAATGTTCTTTTTGGTTTGTCGTTTGTGAAAGTGTCCGGTGAACACATGCTCGAAGTTGTTGAAGTCTTCTCTACGAACCTCGCCATGATCTGGCATCTCTACCATAGCGTTCATCAAATAACCGGGCAATTCAAAATGCCCAAACATGTACTTGCCTTTTAGTTTAGGTATGCGCTTATGGTCATTGCCACATAACCAAGGAGCAATAACAACATCACCGCTAGAGAACCAGTCATTGCAAATTTGTATGTTTGGTAGATGTTTAGCCCACTCAACGCTTTGCACATCCCGCTTGTCACGATAATATAAATCGTGATTTCCGGGAATAAAATAAACACGCTCAAAGTTAGCATTCATATGTTCCAATGCTCGTAAACTGTAGTTGAGTGTGACAATGTTTAGTGTTGATCGATTATTGTGCCAATCACCAAGAAACAAACAGGTTTCGCAACCCTCTGACTTGGCCTTGGCAGTGGCCCATTTAACAAAATTTAAACAGTCTTCGTTGTGTAAAGTACTGTTTGACTTAAGGCCAAAATGGATGTCAGTGAATACGGCAGCTTTTTTAAATAGATTCATAATGAATATAGTAGTTTTTGTAATGATACACTATTAGTAGGGAAGAAGTCAAGGCCATCACAGCGTAGTTCATGGCCTAATTCTCTCAAACGCCATTGAATCCATGCTTCGTCTACTAGACTCAATGATTGGTCAGACCAATCATAATCACAGTGATTTATAGTTGAATTAACAACACGATTGCACAGTGCATCATGCCCTAGATATTTTTGTAGCTCAAGCATTTTATTGTGATATGCTGTTAGATCACTGATATCCTTTTTAAACTCTAGCCCACAAAATTCTTGAATACGCAGTATTGTTTTGGTAAAGTTGTATAAAATATCATTGACATAAATTAATAAACAACGATCATGCTCAAATACTTTTGAGTGATCCCACTCCAACTGATCAACCCAGCACGGCATTAGATAAAAACTCAAGAATTCTCGTTTAATCCAAATTGGTATATCTTTTATAGGTGTTGACTCGTCTACTGGCCAATTCGAGTAAATTTTTGTTGGATCAATGGCTGTGGACAGTTCAAAATCCCACCACAACTCTTCTTGGTCCCATACTTTGAATACCCAGTTGTTCAAAGTCAATATCATTGAATCTGGGTCAGGATAAATGTACACAGCTCGATTCACTGCATCACAGATTTGTTGAACATTGTCATTTAATGAATGTTCCCGGCGCTGTTTTGGATGCAGGCGTATAAATTGCTCTGTGGGATTTGACTTAGTATATTCCCACCATTTATCTAAATCAGCAATCTCAATACCCTCAAACCCATGACTGGTGCCAGTTTTTTCTATAAACGGAGACTGTATAGGCTCGTTGGTGGTCAACATAGTCAACGCCCAATGAAGGTAGGTACCATAGGTACCTCCGTGATATAGTATTGGTATAACTGAAAGTGGTGTCAATCGTCAGTGATAATTGTTACTGCTGAACTAGCCATAGATGCTTTGCCACTGTTTTGTCTTGACCAGCTTGGGTTCAAACCATTCATTTCTAGAATGTCGTCCCGAATATTTTGATTTTTCTTTTCAATGTTTAAGATGCGAGTAAAGCTATTAGTGATAGCGGCAGTATAATACGCAAAAGGGTTCTGCGATTTT